ACTCGCTTTTTGGGGGTTTTATTCCCTCCATACAATGCCCCCATTGTGGTAAATCTACGATAATTGGGGTCAAAGAACTAGGAGAAGTCCTTGAGCAAAGCCGATTACAAGAAGATTAAAGACGCCTTACAGCTTTTTAGGGATATTCAGCCCGATAATCCCGACGCTATTGCTGTTTTTGCTAAGAACTTCTTAGGAATTGACGTTCCTCGCCATCCCGGTCAGCATAAATGGGTTACAAACTCAAATCGGGTTATAAACATCTTAAAACCTGCAAACCAATGGGGAAAAACGCTTATTGAGTCGGTAAAACACCTCTATCACGGGATGGTTAGACCCAAAATTTACGGGCGGGTACGGGATGCAAAAACCTGGCGTCAGGTCCGCTACGAAACCCTCAATTTTGGTAAAACTTACGAGATTTCCAGGGGAGTTTTGGAAACTTCAGAGGATATAGCCGAATCTTCGTTTCTTTTGACCAACGGAGTCGTCAATAAGTCCAGGTTGGAGGGATGGGCGTTAAAAAGGGTCATAGACACAGCGAATAAACCCCCCGAAATCATCTTTTACAACGATACCGGGCGTATTCTTATCCGTTCCTACGACGATTTGGGGTCTGCCTTTAAGAGAAAAAGGCTTCCGTTCATCTCCGGGGACGAGGTTGGGGATATTCCCGAGCTTAACCTTTTGGTTTCTGGCACTCTCCTACCTAGACTGCAATTCTTTCAGGGTACCATAGACCTTGTGGGAACCTCTCAACCGCAGGGTATAGAGTACGAGGAACTGGCGGCAAGGGCTAAAACGGATATGCAGGAGGAGGAAGAAACCGGTACCCACTCCGATTACTACTTCCAGCAGGGCTCGGTTTATGAGAATCCTTACCTGGACCCGCTTTACATTCAGAAAATCGAAAATGTAGCTGACCCGGAGCTTAGAAAGCAGATTATTTACGGCGAATATGTGGATTATGCCCAACACTACTTCTCTTACGACGAGGTTGCCAATATGTTTATTGACACAATGCCCTGGGACGAGGAGACGGGTATCAGTGAGGCACCGGAGCGGGACGGATACTATGTTTTTATCGGGGACTACGCAGCCACCAAAGACGAAACTTCTCTTACGTGTATTCGGTACAATATGAAAGTTACGGGTCCGGACGGAAAGATTTTCAGGCTTCCTTACCGGATTGTTTTTCATAAGGCTTGGATGGGCGAGACAATTCCCATCTCTTCTCAGTACGAAATCACACGCTACAATTATAATTTGTATAAAAATGGGGGGATGAAGTGTGATTATGTTTACGATGCTCAATCTTTGGGAGGCAAGAATGTCGGGGAGGCGTTATCGGACTTGCACGGATTCCCTTTTCCGCCAACCGGAGTCTCACCGATTCAGTCTAAGGCGGAGGCTTTAGGTACGCTAAAAGAAGTCATATCCAGGGGTCGCAGGGTTACAATCGACAACAAAGGTCGAAAGTTTGACAATGTCGAAAGTTGGGGTTTCATAAAAGCCAGTAGTAAAATGAAGGCGTTGAGAAAACAGTTAGAGGTTTATCGTCTGGACGACAAAAAGCTCGTGCAAGACAGGCTGATGACAGTCGCTATGGGAGTGCATTTTATTGAGAAGCGTACACCGTCTACTTCTCATAAGTCTGCAATTCCCGTAGATATTTCTAAGACGATAGGAAGGCTAAGAAATTATGGAGGACAAAAAGCAACAGGAAGCCATTAAAAAATTCGCTCTACAGATGATAAAGGATATCCAACCGGACGTAGACGAGCGTAAACCTATTTATCAAAGACGCAGAAATATGTTTGAGGGTAGACAAGAAATCTACACCAATGTTGTCGGGCTTCAGCAAAAAGATGTTGAGGGTCATATTATGCCCGTTTTCAATTATGTTAAAAAGATGGCTAAGAAACTTTACCAGTCCGTAACCAATTATCCCTTTAGGTACAGAATAGAAGGCGAGGACGAATCCAACGAAATTGAGCTAGGGCGGTCCGAGGCGGCAGAAAAGTTTATAGACAAGGTTTTATACGATAATAAATTTTATAACGTGATTTTTAAAAGAGGTACCCTGACCCAACTTAGGGACGGGGATGCCGCTATCAAATGTGTGGTTGAGGACAATAACGCCGGGGGCAGAGATATTAAAATGTACCTTTGCGAGCAGATGGAAAATATGTATGTCTTATGGGACGATGTGCAGGGCACCAGTTTTTCGGCTTTGGCTTATGTTAAGGAATGGTCTAATGAGAGAATCCGCCGGGAGTACCCGCAGGTAAAATTAGAGGAGACTAGAAGTTCTCCTACTTCCAGCATAGGCTCCCACGACAATGACCAGTTCGGTCTTTTTTCTAGTCCAGCAAACACTTTGTCTCCTACAGGTCTTAGCAAGGTTCCTAAAACAAAGGTTGCTGACGCTTGGGTTTGGGCAGCGTTTGACAAGGACGCCTCGGGAAACCCGATTTATAAAATTGCGAATGTGGTTTTAATTGGGACTGGTGAGGATGCAGAGATAGCGGAGTTTCAGGTTACGGATTACCGCAGGATGCCCTGGGTTTTTGTTCACGGTGAGGCTAACCCCGGAAAGCCCTGGTCCTCGGCTTTTATTGATATTCTTTTTGACGCTAACATCGAGCTTAATGACAGAAGTGGAGAAGAGGCTGACGTTATAAGGATTGGAGCCAATGAGAAGTTTGTTATTAAAAATATGCCTGACTTTGATGCGGAATCTTTAAAGCCTGGTTCCGGGCAGGGTATTTACATTGATGGACCCGATGCCGACTTTTATCCGTTAGCCCACCCGATTAACACGTTTCCTTCCGAGTCCTACAAAAATTCAATGCTGGACCACCTGTTTAATTTGGGACTTCCGAAGATTGCGTTATCCGCAGGAGCCGCACCTTACACCGGCAGGGTTGGAGCAATTCAGTATCAAGCGGTAGCTGACGAGGTTACAGATTTAAGATGTTCCTGGAATAACACTTTGCAGGAACTTTTTACAATGATTCAGGAATACGGGATTGATTTCTTCCCGGATGCAAAAGACATTTTCACCATCTCCGAGGAGGTTGCTCCCGGTATGTACGAGGACGGGGCAACTGCACCGAGAAAGGTTAGTTTTGACTGGGATAATCCACTGCCTCTATCCCGTTCTGATGCGGTTGTTGATGCGGCTACTATGTTTGACAGGAAGGTTCTTCCGACTAGAATGTTCTTAGAGCAAGCCGGATTTAAAGACCCGAACAGGATTGTCAAAGAACTCAAGAAGGAATGGAAGGACGAGGACCTGGTTCCTATCAGAAGTCAGTATGAAAATCTTGCTGATTCAGTGATTAAAAAGCAGGACGAGGCTACAAGGGAGATGGCGGAAACCGAGCAGGAAATTGCGGCTACTGTTGCGGCTACTGCGGCTGTTTCAACTCCGGCTTCAACATCCGGCTCAGCCGGTGGAACAACTCCTCCTCCTATGATGCACAACTTTCAGAATCAGGGTAGAAGTCGTGGAATTTCCAGCTCTCCTGGTTCCCCTGCCACAGGTGCTAAGAGTGCCGGTGGAGCTATGAGGCAGAGACAGCAAAATAGAAACGCTGCAAGGGGGGTCTAAGCGTGGCAAAAATTAGGTCGATGCAACAAATCTATAGCTCTATGAAGGGTCGTGGAAGTGCGACTTCTCATCTTTCTTCTTATGCTAAAACTCTACAGCTAAGGACCCAAGCGGCTGAGGATAAGGTCGTTGATGAGAACTTCTCTAACGGGCTTATTTCTACGCAGACCTATCTGAACGAATTACAGAATCGTACCCTTAGACCTAACTTAACTCCTCTTCAGAGGACCAACTTAAAAATAAAGATTAACGACACGCAGACCACTTATCAGGACGAGCAGATTCAGACAGCCTACAAGACCGGAGGATTTTATAATGGGCAGAAGGTTGATGACAGTTTTATGCTTGCGTGGGAGCAGTCTAAACTTGCGGGGATGGACGCCAATTCTACAGCCTACCAACAGCAACTTCAGAAGATTGCCGTTGCTCAGGATAAAGTAAGTAAGGCAGAGAGAACTAACTACAGACAGCAGGAAATGTTAAGACTCTCCCAGTCTCCCGATTATGACTATAAAATAATGGAGCAGAAAGCTGATGTTTACCAGCAGTTAGCTGACCAGGCTAAAGAGGACGGGGACAATACTCAGTATATGACCCTTCAGACCACAGCCAACAATTATAAAGAATCCGCACAGAAGGCTAAGGTTGCATTTGAATATCAGGAGAAAATAAATAAAACTAAATCTGAGGCTTCCAAAGCTAAATCAGGTGTAGTATCTAGCGAGGCTACGCCATCCGTTGCAGCCGCTACTCCTACGCCTACTTCGGCTCCTGAAAGTACACCAGAGGTCAATCAGGATGGGACCGTTACACCTGGAGCGGCGGCTACACCGGAACAAGGTATCTTAGACGATATTAGCTCTATGGATTGGAATAATTTAACTCAGTATTATTCCGATGACGATATTAAAAAGATAGAAAACAGGGAAAAGTCTTTGGACAATAAATTGAAAGCTATCAACAACAAGATAGCTGATGCGGAAGCTGCCTGGGAGAAATCCTACGCTGCTACCGACGCTTATAACGATTCTATGACGGCGGATGAGAAGAGCAGGTATTTTACTACGGCTAATACACAAGCTGACCTTGCTACTAAGTATCAACAGGAGGCGGAACAGATGAGTAAGGATTATGAGGTTGCAGTGGACGAAGCCTCCACGATGGTTGAAGATACCAACAAGACGGTGGCAAACAGGATTATTATGGATAAGCAGAACAAGATTGATTTGGCTATTGATGCTCTGAATCAGGATGTACTTAACGGCGACGTTCCAAAGGAAGATTTTATTGTAGAAAATGCCAAACTTCTTAATGCTAAACAAGGTTTATTTGATACAGCTTCTCAGGTTTTTACCACGTATGGGGACGAGACTAGGGGTATAGACTACCAGCAGAAGAGTATGGGGTTGTCAAATGAGGTTAAGCAGTCTGACGCTTATATTGCTAATCCGCAGGGTGTGGAACTTATAATGAACTCCAATACTGGCAAGGTTTCCCCGTCTTTTGTAAACGAGGATAAGGCGTTAAAAGACCCGAAAACGGGTAAATCATATTTTGATGTTAAGTATCAGAAGGTCGGTAATGCCTATGTTCCGGTCCAGTATCGTGCTAAAAACGGTAAGGTACTGACGACTGAACAGGTCAAGGCTACAGATTTTGCGGCGTTATCAGACCCTAAGAAATTTTCTAAGGAAGCCGTAGTTTGGGAGACAGTTGTTAGTGAGGAGGTCGATGACAAAGGTAACGTGATTGGTGAGACTCCCGAGAAGCGGATGATAAATGCTACGTTTGACGCCAATGGGGACATTCAGAAATACTCCTATACCGACGCAAATGGGGAGGTCCATAATGTTGAGAGTATTCCAATTCAGGAGGCTAACCCGGAGAAGGGATTCTTTCAGAAAGCTGCTGACTGGATTTCAGGTGCGGCGACTAATGTCGGAAATTATATAACAAGTAATCCTTTGAATACTGTTATGGGGGTTGGAAATCTTACCAGTCCGCTCAGTCCCCTAAGAAGTATTGTTGAAAATGCTCCTCAGATAGGTAGCGACCTTAGAAGTATGAGTCCTTTTGGAGGTACAGCTTACGCTGCTGAGGTTCCTTCTGTTGCTAATGTGCCGGAGGAATATTCTAGTAAGATTGTCGAGGCTGCTAATAAGTATGGAATAAACCCGTCTACTCTAGCTGCCTTGTTAGCTCAAGAGTCCTGGGATTTTGACCCAAAATATGTTAGTGGTTATCACACAGATGGGACAGGTAGGGGTATTGCTGCTATAGACAAAACGTGGCATCCGGAGATTACAGACGAACAGGCTTTTGACCCTGATTTTTCTATTGAGTGGGCAGCTAAGGAATTTGCAAGGCTTCAAAAGTCAGCCGGTTCAGAGTTTGATGCTTTGAGGTCTTATAATGCCGGAGAAACTGGTGCTAGAACCAGTGCAAACAATGGTAAAGACTACGCAAATAAGGTATTGGAGCGAGCTAAAACTCATACTATAACTACTCCTACAGCCGAAAAACAAAACTTGGTGGCTAGTGCGGCAGGTCTTAGAAGTATGGGCAGTCAGCCAACACCTACTCCTACTCCGGTTAGCCTTAGAAGTCAGGCTGGAAAGCCCAGTGTGGTTTCTCAGGTTGGTACTGCTGTAAATCAAGGTATGACTAATGTAGGAAATGTTTTGAGAAGTGCCGCAGGTAATGTTTCTAGTGGTGTTAAGAAAGAAACAAAGAAGGCTGGTGAAACGGTTAAGAAAGTAACAAGTAGCCCGGTGTTTAAAGTAGCTTCAGCTATCTCCAATCCAGTAGGTACGGCTATAAAGAACGCTCCGAAGATTGCTTCCACAGTTCAGAAAGCAGCTACGGGAGCGGGCAAGGTCGCTGGTAATATTGTCAGCTCGGTCAAAAAGGCTGCCACTAATGTTTATGAGAAGGCTAAGAAAAAGGTTTCAGGAGCGGTCAGTGGGTTAAGAAGTTTTCTAAGGATTTAAAATGCCGTTTGTATCAGAAAAACAAGAAGGATATATGTGGGTACATCATCCGGATATTGCCCGGAGATGGACTCGTGAGCACGGTTCTCTTAGAAGTAAGAGAAAAAAGAAAAGGAAATTAAGGAGCAGACGTGAGTAAATATACAGATATTGCTACAGGGAAATATAAATCAACTTTGCCGGTTGTTAAGAAACCCGTTACGCAAGCGGTTAAAAAGACCACGTCTCCCGGGGAAACTGAGGCTATGCGTAAGTCCAAAGAAACTATTGCTGCGTTAGAGGAACAGAGAAAAGAAGAGATTAGAAACCCCGTTTCTGCTGGTGTAATGAAAAAAGGCAAGGAAATTGCTAATAAGTATTTAGGAAAGGGTTGGGCTTCCGACCTGATTGGTTCTTTACCCGGCGGTATTTTAAGAAGTGCTGAGAGACCCGCTCGTTTTTTATTTGGTGCTGGTTATGGATTAGGACAGGCGGGTAAGGCTGCTGCGGGGGATGCAGAGGCTTTGCGTTCCTTTCAAGCTAATGAAAACCCTTTTATGACTCCCGAAGATATGGCTGCATTACGCAGTAGGGAGACGGTTCCAACTGGTGTCATTAGGCAAGGACAGCGTATGGCTGGTGATGTGTTATCTTTGCTTGCTGGTGCGGGTAAAGGGGCTCCTCTTACTCGGAAACTTTTAATGGGTGGTTTTGGTGGGATGGCTGCTGCATCAGCAGAGGAGAAAGTTACTCCTGAAGCTCTTGCTCAAGGTACGATATTTGGTATGGGTACTGCCGGTGCGGGGCATTTAGGAGGTAAAATGTTCGGAAAACTAAAAGGCAAGGCTCCTGAAATTACAACTGAAACTACGCCAACTATTGCTCCTGAAACTCCGAAAGAATTACCTGCGGGAAATGTGCGGGAAATAACTGCTCCTAAGAAAAGGCTAGAATCATCAGTTAATACCGATATATTTTCTAATCAATCTAAGCGTTTTCATAACGGCAGTGTATATGGTCCAGAACTATATCACGAAACATCTGCTGCTAATGCAAGTGATATCATTCAGTTTGGGGGAGAGGTGCCAGGAAAACCATTGTATGTATCTAATACTCCCGAACTTGCGGTAGGTCAAGGAGGAAAGGGTGTAATTATAACTTATGATTCTAGTAAAGTAATGGTAAAACCACCACCAGTAAAGAAACCGTCTGCGGGATTTTTAGAAAGCCAAGGAAAAACTGACGAGCTTATTGCTTCTGGTATGTATGGAAAGAACAGCATTAAATCAATAACTATTAAAGACCCAAAGCAATTTAATAGCACCGTCATATTTACTAAAAGGGGCAACATTACCAGAAGCGATATAAGAGCTGCTGGACTAGACTACAACAACCCAATAATTAATCCAGATGGTTCTCTTACTTTTGTAAAACAGAAAACAGTTAATTCCATTGTTCCTGGACAGGATAATATTCCCGAAGTACCGGGGAGGGGGGAGTTAATTACCACGGAATCGGCTATTGAGGGAGAGGTTGTAAATAAAGAGGGATTGATTGTACCTCCTGGTGGTGGTAAAGGTACAGGAATAGGAGCCAAACCTCCTGCTATAGAAGCTGCAGAACCTATTAAAACAAAGTTGTTGCCGGGTCAGAATAAATATGTGGGACTGAAAACTACGCTTGCTAGATTTGGCAATCCGGGTAAAAAAGTAGCCTCTATGCTGGATGAGTTTGAAAATCAGGCTCACACTCTTGCGAACACTTCCTATAATGCTTTTAACCGGGCTGTAAAGAATTTTGAGTCTGAGACTGCGGGTACAAAACTTCCGATGGCTGGTAGTTATAAAAATGTCGTACAGTATGTTTTGGATGAGTATAACCACGTTCCGCACGCTCCCATAAGTCCAGGGGAGAAGAAAATAGCCGAGACGTTTTTTAAATTGGTAACACTTCCTACATCTTTAGAGGCGAAGAGGTTTGGTCTAGCACCGGATGGCAAGGTAATTGGTCCTGCTAGGATGTTTTTACCGGCAATTATTAGGGATAAAACTAAGTGGTCTAAGTCGATGATGGAAAGATTAGTGGCAGAAGGTAATACTGCTGATGAAGCCGCTAAGATTATAGAGAGTGTTATAGGAGGTAGAAAAGCCCCTCCGTTAGGTACAAGACCGGCAAGTTTTGAGCACGCCAGGTCGTTCTTTCCCAAAACTTTCGATGACCTTGTAAAGTTTGGTTATGAGACCGACTTAAAGAAAATTGCTGCTGCTTGGTCTAAAAACTCGTGGAGGAGAATTGCTGCTATGAGAGTGTTTGGCAATTTGAGAAATGGGGAACATTCTAATTTGGCGGCGGAATTTCAGAATATGTTAAAGGGCGGGGTTATGAAGGAAGAGGTTGATAATCTCAAGAGAAACTTTATGAACTCTGTGGAAGGTGCTCCTAAAGAAAACGAGCTTATACAGGGATTTGGGAAGGTCGCCCGTGCGTACGGGGGATGGAAGATTGGTCCGTCGGTTGCCATCCAACAGCCGTCTACGCTTGGTCAGGTAGCTGGAATTGCCGGGGAGGGCAGGACAACCGGAGTTATTATTAAAACCTTTTTGGACAAATTGGGACTTAATAAGATTCCCGCAGGGGATAAGGCACTCGTAGAAAATGCGGGGATTGCGTTAAACGGAGGGTTGGATGATATTTTACGGTCTGAGTACGGAAGTGGCGGTTCGACTATTGTTAATGCTATAGAGAAGATTGCGGGGGTAAAGTTAAAAATTTCAGGTACTCCTGCTTTTGATACAGCTATCAGGAAGGTTGCAGCCTACTCCTCACTGGATTGGATTAGAACCAGTGTTAAAAAACTTGCTTCCGGGAAACTGTCTCCCAAAGCCTATAATACTTTATACGACGAGATAAACAGATTTGCTGTTCCTATGACCTCCGAGTTGGACGATATGATAGCCCGGGGCGGGGATATGACACCTTTTGAAACTTCTAAAGCAATTTACAATTTCGGAAAAAAGACTCAATTCGGGTTAGCTCGTTCAGAAGTTCCTGCTGATTGGAGCAATTCTACTCTAGGGCGGGTTACTACGCAGTTAAAGAGTTTTGGCTACGAACAGATGCAGTTGTACGGGAGGTTGTACGACCACGGGAGAAAAACCGGAAACTTCTCTCCTCTTATAAAGAGCATCATTTATACGGTTGGAATCAATACGGCGTCCGCTCGTGTAATCAGTCTGTTGTTGAAGAGCCCGGAGCAAAGAAAGAAGGAGACGTTAAAGAGTACAATTATGAATGGACTGGGACAAACACTACTGGGACCGTTCTTTAACGCCTTAACTTACAGCAGTTCAGGAGGGGAAGCGATTGGTGGGTTGGTTGCCGGTCCTTCTTTGGGAGATGTAGGAACGCTAGGGTTTCAGGGTATACAGGCGGGTAAGCAGGAGATTGGTAATATCGGTGCTGCTACTAAAAAACACGCAGCCCTTAGAACCTTTTTGAAGTCGGCTTATAAGAAAGTTCCTCCATTCTCAATAGTGGCTCAGACCCCAGTTATCGGTCCGAAGGTTACAGAGAAGCTGTTTCCAAGCACCTCCGGAAGTCGATATGTTAAGTAACGTAGCGTCGAGTTTGTAATTCCCGCATAATTACCGCACAATATATTCAGTATTTGCACTTTGAAAGGTGGTGAATATTTATGCCTGAAGATACAACTGTTGACGTAGGGACCGAGTTTGAGGACCAAACCGGAACCGACACAGGAGCCGACGAGGGCTCTGACAACGAAGGTACTCCCGGACAGCCGAATAGCGTCCAGCCCGAAGAGGACTGGAAATCCAAGCACGATGCGATGCTAGAGCAAAATCGAGCATTGAATCGTTTACTTGTTGAAGCTAGACGACAGGCTAACAGCAACAAGAGTTTATTTAAGCCGGGTCAAGTCAATGACCAGGGCGGCGAGGCACAGCCACAAACCTCTGACTTTAACACAGCTATGAGGCTTGCGGAATCTGACCTGCGTGCTGAGTTGGACGGAATACTAGATTTATACCCTGAGTTACCTGCGAACCAGGTCAAACTCATTAGGAGCAATCCGTGGGCGTATGCTAGTCGAAACTCATTCCTAAACTTAAACGTGCCTAATGCTTTACTTGATGTAGAGACTTGGGTTGCGGACTTCGTTGCTGGTTTGGCGTCGGAAGAGCCTGGTACCCAGGAGCCACAAGCTCCGACTAAAGCACCTGCTTCTAAGATGCGACCTAACGCTGCTCCTGAAGGTGGAGAGGAAGAGGTTGATGTAGTCCCCGGGTCCCCCGAGGATACTGACCTTTACACGATGCCTTTGGACAAACTTGAGCGTAAGGTGAATCGAAAGATTCGTAAGTAGTATTAAATTTAAGTAAAGGAGTTATAGAAAATGGCTGGAACAGTGATGACCAGAACCGAAGGGGCTTTGGAGATTGAAGTATACAATGTCCGTAAGACCCTAGAGTTCGCAAAGCCTAAACTCGTTTACCCACAATTCGGTCAACCTGACCTGATAATGCAGAGAAAGGGTCAAACAGCAAGCTGGATTCGGTTCACTAAAATGACCGTTCCTGTAGCAGTGCTGGATGATAACCCAACCTGGGCACCTGTAGCAGTTACAGAGTCCGTGATTACTGCGACATTAGAGCTGTGGGGTAACGGTGTAGAGCTAGTCGAGTTCTTGGGCGAAACTTCTTTCCTTAACCTACCTGATGAGTATAAAAAACTTGTTGGGCAAAATGCAGGTGAAACTATCAACGAGAAAGTAAGGGATGTATTAGTAGCTGGTACAAATGCGGGATACGCAAATTCAAAGGCTGCTAGAAACCTTGTAACCTCAGCCGATACGCTTGACCTGGATGACATTTTAGATAACGTCGAGTCTCTTGAGGCTCAGGACGCTATGAGAATCGGCGATAACTATATCGCAATAATCTCACCTTATGTCAAAACAAGGTTAATGAAGGATAGTGCTTTCCGAGACGCTGTGAGAGGACTTGAAAGCAAAAAGACAATGTTTACAGGGGAACTTGTAACCGTTGACGGAGTACGCTTTGTAGTAACATCCACGGCACCATCTGTATCTAACTCAGGTTCTAATAACGCAGTCGCTCATTTGGAGCAGACCATAATCATCGGAGACGGTGCTTACGGTATCACAAGACTGTTGCCAGGAGACTTCGATGTCGTAATTACACCTCCGGGTGGACACGGCGATGAGTACAAAGTCAAGACGGCAATAGCTTGGAAGGCTTACTTGAAGGCTGTTATTCTCAATCAGAACTGGTTGAGGAGAATTGAATCGGCTAGATAAGAGCTTGGCATTATTGGTATAAAAACAAGATGCAGTCCCGACGGCTTGAGTAGGGCGGATACTGAAAAAGATAAAGTACCCGGAGCCTATATCGGGAAAATGAGAGCCTTCGGGCTCTTGTTTTTTTCTCTCTTATTTGTTAGATTGACTACAGTGGAACGAAAACGTAGTAACAAGCCGGTTAAGTCTCTGAAAGAGGTTCTCCTGCCTTTTGAGGTTACTTTTCCCTTTACCGTGGAGGTCGGTGTAAACAGAGACCATTGGACATACGCTGCCAACAATAGGATAAGAATAAATACCTATGCAGAGTATGAAGCCATAGCTCATTCGTCCTATGCCAAATATCTTGGACATTAACCACTATGGACTTTGGACCCCTTTTGGCGGTTACGGAATCGCCAGTTTAAATTCTGCAAAATATTTAAAAAGAGTTGAAGTGGGCATTTATCCCCATCCCAAAAATACTCCTAAACCTAAAACTCCTGAATGGGATGCCCTGTCTGACGAAGAGCGGGAGATATTTTCTGTACCGTGGGAAAAGCAGACTATTGGCTTTATAAACTCTACTCCCTTTAGTTTTCCGGAGGTTGATAACGATATAAAAATAGGTTATACAATGTGCGAGTCTGACGAAATAGGGACCCCCTGGGTAGGTGCCTGTTGCAATATGGACTATGTATTTGTGCCCAATGAGTTTAATCGTGAGGTATTTACCCGTGCGGGGGTTCCTGAAGATAAAATCCGTGTGGTCAAGCAGGGTATTGACACTGAGAGATTTTCCTACTACGAGCGTCCCATACGGGATATGTATACTTTTGGAATGGTTGGCTATATGAATGGCGTGGAGGGAGCGGGAGACAGAAAAGGTGTGTTTGACGTTATCCGGGCGTTTGTTTCTGAGTTTTTACCGTGGGAACCGGTGCGACTCTATATTAAAAGCTCCAATAAGGACTTTGGATTCTACTCTCATTACACGGACCCGAGGATTAGCGTTGATATACGGCACCTAAACACTGAGGAGATGGTGAATTTGTATCATATATTTGATTGTTTTGTATTTCCCTCACGAGCTGAGGGAGTTGGGATGCCACCTCGAGAAGCTATGTCCACGGGTCTACCTGTCATCCTGACGAATTATTCCGGACTTTCCGATATCTGTAACCCTCGATTCAATTTTCCTATAGAGCCGGACCACTTTGAACGGGGAGTAAACCCTATGACCGTGGAGCAGCCCGGTAACTGGGCTATGATTGATATACAGGAATTGATGTATTATATGAGGTGGTGTTTTGAACATCTTGAGGATGCAGCCGATATGGGACGGGAGGCTTCGGAGTGGATTGACGAAAAGGAATCTTGGGAGGTCGCCACAAAGTCTATGGTTAAAAATTTAAAGGAGGTAAAAAATGGTCAAACTTGATGTAGGTGCCGGACCTCATAGTGAGGCTGATATCCAAATTGACAGAGTACAGTTCCCTAAAACTACGATTGTCCAGGATGTTGCTATGGAGAAGTGGAAGGTTTCCGACTGTTCTGTAGATGAGGTGCGGATGGAGATGATTATGGAACACTGTCCATCAGTGGTAGAACATTTTAACGAGACAACGAAAAAATGGGAGACTTTCTATCCGAGAGTTCATCTTATGGCGGAGGCTTACAGGGTTTTGGTACCCGGAGGGATTTTGCACGTTTCAGTTCCCGGTTGTTTTGAAACACATTCTCAAGACCCCACACACTGCGGACCTCAGATAACTGATGGGTTTTTCAATTACTTTTGTGGGGAATGGGGAGGCGGAGACCCGGCAGATTTTGCTTATATTTCTTATGGAATTACCTTCAAATTTAAGAAGCTGATGTCGGTTAATGATGGATTTAGTTTGACAGTGCGGCTTCAGAAAGAATAATATGTTCGGAAATGTGCAGGATTTTTTACTAAGATTTGAGGCAAAATTTGCTCCCTTTAGGGATGTCTTGGATGTAGGTTCCTACAATATTAATGGTAGTGTTAAAGATATTCTAAGTCCTGCATCTTATGTAAACTTTACAGGAATAGATATGCGACCTGGACCTGGGGTAGACCTGGTTCTAAACGGACACGAACTGGACACACTTGGGTATGAGTGTTTTGACCTCATAACTTGTTGTGAGACGTTGGAGCACGACGATATGTTTTGGCTTACAGTAGCAAATATGCGAGATGCCCTAAAACATAGGGGCTGGATGCTTGTTACAGTACCGGGTATTTCCTTTACTAAGCACGATTTTCCCCACGATTATTACAGATTTACAGAGGAGGCGGTAGCTAAAATGTTCGAGGGTTACACAGATTTTCACTTGGAATACTACTACGACCATAATGATTTGAACAAAGAGAAACCTAACAATTCAATTTTTGCGTATGGGAGGAAGCCGTGAAGATACTACTACACTACAGACATTTTCCTATGGCTTTGGGCAGATACTTTGACTGGGCGTTAAAAGACCTCGGGCACCAGGTTTTTACTGTTGGCTGCTACAATGGCGGCAAGATACCCTGGGGTCCGGAGTTTGATTTTCCCGACTACGATTGCCCACCGGATTTAGAGATTCCGGAGGTTGAAAGTTTCCCCATTGAGACGGTGATAAATAGGATGCCGTGGTACCCGGAGATGGTTCTACAGGCTGCTGATACCACCTACCTTAGTGGTAAGCCTTTATGTCCGAATGTGATACTGGCAACCGACCCCCACTCTGTAAACTACCTGCCAAGACTCGCAGATGCGTCTCACTTTGCCTGTATGCAGAAATACTATATGGACCGTTATTCTTTTAAGAACAAGTTTTGGGTACCTTATGCTTATATGCCTGGGATACATAAACGTATACCACGGATGGAGAAGATTTACGACGTCGTGTTTATCGGGTTGCAGTATGAACATCGGGTCCAGGCTTTGAAAGAAATGGAACGTCGGGGACTCAAGGTTTTTAACACTTTGGGCATACTTTTTGACGAATATAACAAGACCTATAATAAAGGCAAGATTGCGTTCAACTGGTCGTCCCTTGAGGACCTCCCGGCAAGATTTTGGGAAGGGCTTGCTATGGGTAATTGTGTTTTAACCAACAACCAGGCGGAATTAAGCAGTATCGAACATATCATACCGAGGGACTGTTATGCCTCTTTTAATGAAAATAGGGGTATTTATGGGGGTGTGGCAGATAAAGCAGTTAGTTTGGTATCTACCGACATTTGGAAGGAGATTGCCGACAGAGGGTGGAAAGCTGTAACAACAGGTAAGAATACCTATCAAGATAGGTGTAATTTGATTTTGGAGGAGGTATTCAAGTGAGCAGTCCGGAGGTGTCTATAGTGATGTTAGGGTGGGGTTTGTATGAGGAGTACACTAAGCCCGCCATTGACAGCATCCTGAGTAAAACTGAAAATGTAGATTATGAATTAATTGTAGTTGATAACGGTTCTACAGACGGAACTGGGGAGAAATTGGCAGCTTATAGTAAAAAAGATAGCAGACTCGTGCCTATACTGCTAACGCATAATTTGGGGTTCAGTGGGGGTAACAATAAGGGCTTTGCTAAAGCACGGGGGAAGTTTGTCATATTCATTAACAACGACATAATTGTACTCAATTCTTTGTGGTTAAAGAGGTTTGTTGATGCCAAAAAGCTCAATCCTAACGTGATATACGGGGGTAAACTGGTCAAAGGCAATATGTGGACTGAGTGGAGAGGCAGGTGTACCGATTACCTTGAAGGTTGGTGTGTGTTTGGGGCTAAAGAGGATTTCGACAAGCTCCCCGGTCCGTGGGATGAGGATTTCGGCAAGGGATTCTTTGAGGACGGGTGGTTGTCAGTATCATTCAAACTGCTTGGCTATACATTGGAATACATAGACCCCGGAGTAGAGCATTTTGGCTCTAAGACGGTGTCTAGGTTAAAAGATATTGAGGAGATGACTAAGACTGCTCAAAAGGTTTGGGAGAATAAACTTGCCAGCTTGGAGAAAAAAGACAAGTTGCGGATAGTTATTGTGTTTAACTGTCCGGATAACGACTTCAACGACTCATCCTACGAGGGCAGGGGGGTTGGGGGTTCTGAGGCAACATTGATTTGTCTTACCCGGGAGCTTGTAAAGAAGGGGCATCTTGTAGAGGTCTATAACGACACCACAAATGAGGGGATGTATAACGGCGTGTACTGGTACAACCTGGCACATTTGGATGTAGACATCTTTGCAGACATCTTTATTCTCTACAGAAATTATCATCCATCTGTAACTAATATGTACTGCGGAACCCGTATTTTCTTTAGCCACGACCAATGGACCAGTCCTAACTGGGAGACCGATATATTCCCCCTGATAGACCGGATGTTCTGTGTTTCCCCTTACCACAAGAGCTACATCCTTAATCACTACTCTATTAAGAGCAACAAGATTGATATTATGTATAACGGATTAAACGGATATGATTATGAGAAGATACCAGAGAAAGTTCCCGGCAAGATGGTTTTCTGTTCGGTTCCTAAGCGGGGACTGGACTATATTTTAAAATGGTTCCCCGAGATTAAAAGGCAGGTTCCTAATGCAAGTTTGTGGATTACCGCAGATTACACGCTTTGGGGAGGCAAGGACCCGGATAATGCGGTACAAAGACAAACCGCAGATGAGATGCGGGCTTACGGAATCCACTATTTAGGCAGGGTTCCCCGGAGTGTTATGGTAGAGCACCAGCTAACCTCGGAGTTAATGCCCTATACCTGCAATTATGATGAGAATTTCTGCATCTCCGCTCTTGAGTGTATGGCTGCCGGAGCAGTTCCGGTAACTTCTGACATCGGTTCTATGAAGTTTACTGTCGGGGAAGGCGGAATTGTAATTGGCTACCATCCCGAGCACGAGAATTACAAGGGAGACTACATTAAGGCTGTTGTAGGACTTCTTACCAACAAGGAGAAGTTGGAGGAGTACAGAAAAGCCGGTATGGAACGGGCACACGGATTTGACTGGCGTACATTAGTGGATGTTTACGAACAAAAGTTCTATGCTTTAAGAAAGGAAATTCCTATGAACACTTGTAATCTTTGCTCCAAGCAGTTTAAGACGGCATTTGAGCTTTTCAAACACCGGGCTAGGGAACATCCCGCACCTGTACGTGAGGCTATCGAGATTGAGAAAGAAACTATGTATAAGATTGAGACGAGTATGCCTGTTATGGTTTCTATAGGTATGGAGCGGTGGGAGGGTAAGACACTTACAGTCCCGTACATCTATGCCTCCGAGGTTATCAGAATCCTCACGGATGCCTATGGACCGGGGATTGTACTGTCTAATAAGGCGGATATCTAGTGTCGAAGTTGTGTCAGAGCCTTGATAGTTTTAATATTAGTGTGGAGTTACTATTTTTTATATTAAGGAGGTGAGTAGAAATGAAGATGCACGATAATTCAAAAGTAAGTGGCTTTTTTAGGCTAAATATTGTAGAACACGATAGCGGCGAAGCTAAGGTTGTAGGAGATAGCGGATGGTTGGAAAATCAGATTACTAACTATGGGTATGAATCCTGTATAGTTGGAAGGGTCGGAAGTGTTGCATCCGTAACACCTGTATATCCACAGTATGTAGCTTTGGGGTCGGGTACTACGACAGCCTCTAACGCAACAGGTCTTGGAAGTGAACTCACTGGTGGAACAGCATCATCGAGCATTAGGGTTGCACTTACACCTACGGCGGTATCGAGCAAGACCGCAAGGTTCGTTGGGACATTAACTTCAGGTTATTTCTCGACGACACAGGCGATTCAAAACATTGGGTTGTTTGCTGTTTCGTCTATAACACAGGGTACAATCATAGCAGGACAAACCTATACCCAAAGCACCTTACAGAGTAACCAATCTGTAAACTGTACTTACGAACTTAGGTTTTCCTGATGTAGGTTAGTAGTATTAACGTCTCCACTAACGACCTTGTAACTTTTTCGGAGACGTTAGAGTTGCAAGGTCTTTTGTATGGAAGAAAGGATTTATGACGGATAAAGAAAAAATCAAAAAGCTGATTGAGACAAAGAATTTTGTCAATATACAACTTGGTAATATTGCGGACTTAAAGCGGAACTTCATTAACATATCCTTTAAGCCCAACCCGAACGCTGATGTAGTGATAGACCCTGAGAAATTCCCCTGGGAAATACCGTCTAATACGGCAGACCTTGTTGTTGCTACCCAGGTGGTAGAACATATAGACCCACGACACGAGGGGTTTCTCAGATGGATGGATGAAGTTTGGAGGATAACAAAATACGGGGGACAGCTTATGGTGTCTACACCTTATGCTGGTTCTCTTGGTTACTGGCAGGACCCGTCTCACATCAACGGCTGTAATGAAGTAACCTGGTACTATTTTGACCCCCTAAAGGTCATAGACGGGGCGGCTTTGTACTATACCTACGAGCCCGCTCCCTGGAAAGTTGAGAACATAGGATGGGTAGAGGAGGGCAATTTAGAAGTTTTGCTCGTAAAAATGAGAGACGACAAAACTTTTCACGCAAGTGGGAAAGTAAAATATGAATAAAATACGGTTAAATTTAGGCTGTGGAATCCATATTAAAAAGGACTTTGTGAATGTGGACCTGTACGAGGAATCGGATTTAAAGAGCAAGAAGGGTATCTTTAGGTCTGTAAAATGGGATAGGGGTGCTAAATATGTTAAAGCTGACATTAGGAAGATGCCCTTTAAGGACAACTACGCAAATTATGTGGAAATGTTTGAGGTATTAGAACACCTGCCAATGCGGGATGTGGTGCCGGCACTGGTGGAAATCAGGCGTGTGATGAAACCGGGAGCTAAGTTTGTAATGACGAGTCCGAACTTTGACGGTCTTATGAAGGATTGGCTGGAAGTGATGACAGGAAAGTTTGACCCTAACATCTACTTTCAGGTTATGGAGACCATTTACGGAAACCAACAGGCGTTTGAGGAGTATCACAGGGTCGCTCTTAATCCGCAGTTTCTTAACTGGTGTTTGCTGACCGCAGGATTTAAGAAGGGCACGTTGACGTTGGTACCAAAGCATAAACCTATACCTCCTATCGGGTCTCAGAAGTTTCCTAAAGGCTCTGTAACCAGGAACGAGGTACTTATAGCGGAGGTGGAAAAATGAAAAAGCAAGCTAAAGTAGTAACTGACCTTACCGGTCAGATAATAGAAAACACGGGGTATTGGAGGTCTAGGCTTCTTATAGGAACTCCCGTAACGGGTCTTGTGAGGATTGAGTGGGCGATGGGAAGGTGGGGACAGACAATTCCTACTAACTGGTCTCAACAGGAACTACGTCCCTGGATTGCATCTGTAGCTCCTCTTAGGTTTTTGGTGGCAGACGCTCAAAACATCATTGTGCAAAAAGCCATAGAACTCGACGTTGAGTGGTTGGTATTGATAGAACAGGATAATGTCTTGCCCCCGGATTGTTTTTTGCGTTTGAACGAGTATATGATAGAGAGTAAAATACCAGTAGTATCAGGTCTGTATTTTACAAAGTCGGTGCCTCCGGAACCTATGATATACCGGGGAGCCGGGAACGGACATTACGACAAATGGAAGATGGGAGACCTTGTATGGGCTACAGGAGTACCCACGGGTACGATACTGATAAATATGTCCATTATCAAGGAGATGTATAAAGATTCTCCCGAATACAGTGCTGGCGGTATGAAGGTAAGGCGTGTATTTGACGCTCCCGCTAAAGTTTGGTTTGACGAGAAAACAGGAATGATGAGAAGTGAAAGCGGAACATCGGACCTGATGTGGTGCAGACGGGTGATAGAGGGTAAGTATTTTGAGAAAGCCGGATGGAAGAAGTATCAGGAAATGGAAAACCCATTTCTGGTAGATACAAGGATTTTTGTGAGGCATATTGACGACACCGGCAGGATGTATCCTCTTACCGTACCTAAAAAGTTTGAACCGGAGGTTAAAAAAGATGCAGTTAGAAATAAACGTACACGAAAACATAAAAGTAGTAGATAGTTTGGGTGGTGCTATCGCCATAATATCGGAAATGATAAAAGAGTACATCGAATCTGATATTGTGGGACCCCTAAACTTCACTATCAGAAAATTAGATTCGAGGGCTCCCCCCGCTCTTAGTATAAATGTTGGTGAGTCAGTAAAGGTAAAGGACAAGCTGGTTTAACATCCAGCTTGTTTTGATATATGGAAACTTATTCAATAGGAATAATAATACAAAGCACGGATACGCTCAGTAAAATACGGGCGATTGCAGTTGCTTTAAGAAATGCTATCGACATATACCAGGACGGCGATTATTACCGTTGTAGTTTGAAATCAAATCCGGACACAGAAGTAAAACTATTTTTAGGAATAGCTAAGGAGTGTTCTTCACAACTAAGAAATATTGCGGGAAGTTTAGCTGTGGCTGAGGATAACAATTTTCTTCCATCGTTAGGGTTTCTATGGTTTGGGGAAAACTACACCTTAGATGAAATGGTAAATAAAATGATGCAGCACATAAGAGAAAGTTACTATCAAGTAATAACAAGCGACCAAAATTTAGATAATTTGGACGATATCAGGAGGTTTATAAAGGGGTAATATGCGTAGATTTACTAATGGTTTTGAAATGCAATCGGTAACTAGTGGTGTTGAATGTAGCATCACTGGTTCACCCACAATAGATACTTCTGTTAAAAGGTCTGGTAGTGCATCGTTAAACTGTGCCTCCGGCGGTAGGTATGGGTATAACACATTGGCTACCGGTGTATCCTCCTCCTATTTCCGTATCTATCTTCGTGTCCACGCAGCACCTTCCAGCGGAGAAGTTGCTGTAATGACAATCAGGGACAGCACCCCACGGGACTGTGCAAACATCAAACTAAACAGTGCTTTATCTTTGGAACTTTGGGACAGTGTTGCAAGTGCACAGGAAGGTTCTGATAGCTCAACACTTGCTGTAGATACTTGGTACAGAGTCGAACTAAAAATAGAAGGAACAACTGCCACGGCTTACTTAGATGGAGACCAGTTTGCTACTGGTACTGTAAGCTGTAATGAGTCGATGAATGTATTTAGATACGGTGCTATTGATAGTGGAACATACGAGGTCCACATCGACGATGTAGCCATAAACGATAACAGCCAAACTGGTGGACAAGATGATTTGCCAGGACCGGGAAAACTTGTATTAGCACTTCCAAATGCTGCTGGTGATAACAACCCTACTACTGGCGATTATTCAATGATAAACGAGATTCCCCCATCAGATACCGCAACATCCGGCGTAACAATGATTGAGTTGGACAACAACTCTGCTATAGGAGATTTTGGAATGACAAGTAGTTCGGATTTGGGTATAGATTCTACCGACTTTATTAAACTTGTTGATGTACGTGCGAGAATAAGAGAAGAATCATCGGGTACTTCCAACTACACACTTAGAATAAAGTCTGCCTCTGGTGGGACAGTTTCAACCAGTCAAAGCGTTGACGGGGGAAGTTCAACAGTTAATACTAATCCATCCGGCAGCACATATTGTAGTAGCACGCTTGTTTCCTATTATGACCCATCTACCAATACCTTTTGGACACCTACTGGTACAAACTCTATAGATAATATGCAGTGCGGTGTAGCTACCACTGACGGAAACCCCGATATCTGGTGTTTATGGCTTGGGGCGTACATAGAATATGACTCCGGTTTGACAACTACAGAGTATTATTTCGACGGTTCAGATGCAACCGTAACAGATGCCTCTAGTCAATGGACGGACGACGGTAATGCTTTCGATAGTGATTCAACACCAAGCACCTTCGCTTATACGACTGTTCTTTCTACAGCCGGATTAAAGGCGGAAGGAACAAACGCCCCTACCAGTGGTGAAAATATAGTAGGTGTGTACGCTAAGATATATGGTGGCAGTAATACCTATGGATGGGGCACCTTAAATAATCTAAAAACACCGGATGGCGGTTGGACTTGGGAGGCGATAGCTGCTTTAGAGGGAACATTTACCTATTTTAATCCAGTTTCTAACTACTATCTTGGATGTAATATTTATGGTGATGGAGGTGGTGGTGATTTACTAGCTCAACCATTAGGTAGTAATTCTTCTGTCGGGATTGGCACGTGTAGGGCTTACAAAGCTGTAATTTATGTTATTCACGAAGTTGCAACAGAAGGGGACAAATCTGTTGATGTTAGCGACTCTACTGCTGTTACAGATTCAGCAACAGTAGAAAAAAATAGTGAAAACATAGATATATCAGATTCCACGACCGCAACTGACGCTGTAACAGTAGGTAAGAATAGCGAAAGTATAGAGGTAGGCGATAGCACAACCGTAACCGACGCAGTAACAATGGCTGGTGGGTGCAATATCAATGTTTACGATGAAACAACGGCTACTGACTCGGTAACAATGGACAAGGAGGAAACCCCGGCAGAGATAAATGTTGGTGATACTACAGCCGTTACTGATTCTACTACTGTTGAGAAATATGAGTCGTACTATGAAATAAATGTCAATGACACAACCACAGCCACCGATGCAGTAACAACGGGAAAAGATAGTGAGAATATCTCTGTATCAGATACTATTGCTGTAACTGATTCCCCAACTGCCGAGACATACGATTGGTCCTGGGATATTAACGTATCAGATACCACGACAGTAACGGATTCTCCTGCTGCTGAAACATATGATTGGTCCTGGGGTATAAATGTAAGTGATTCTACAACTGCAACTGACGCAGTTACAATGGCGGGGGAATGTAACATTAGCGTTTCTGATGGTGGTGCTGGTGGAGCAAGTTGGTATGACTCCTCGTGGGGATACAGGGTTAAGATAACCGCTTTAGCCAGTAAGGTTGATGCAGACCTAACAAACTTTCCGGTCTATGTAAACCTTAATGACCTCCCTAGCGAATTTCATACACACGTAAATCAAACAGACGCTAGGGATATCAGAGTTACAAAATCTGATGGTGTTTCCGAGCTTGCTAGAGAGGTTGTATTCTACACGGCGGCATCTGATACCGGAGAGCTTTGGTTCTTAGCAGACACCATAGACGGAGATACGGATACAGATTATTATATTTACTATGGTAAGGAGACTGCATCCGATTACGCACATACTGATACTTACGGAACACACGCTGTTTGGGCTGACTATGAGGGTGTGTGGCACCTACAAAGTAATGCAGCAGCTTACGATAGCTCTCCAAACTCGTACGACCTTACTAAAACTAATACACCTCTAACTGCGGATGCAAGAATTGGTGGTGGTGTTGATTTACAAAGTACAGATAAGGATAAGTTTACTCTAATTGGAACATCTTGTCCCAATATATTTATGGCTACAGACCAAACCTGGCAGTATATCGTAAAAAACCATTCAACTTCCGGCTCTCCACTTATGAAAGCAAGGACAGACGCCAACTATCAAGGGGGTATGTGGCACGCTGTTAGTACGAGTAACGTCAGATACAATATGCAGGGAATGGTATTTCAAGGTACGGGGGCTATGTATGGAGATGCTACCATTGATGACACTTCGACGGAATTCAGAAACCTAGCGATGGTGCTAGACATTAGCACAGATATTAGGATTTACTCTGATGGTGTATTAAAAAAGACTGACCCTGTAACCTCTGGAACTCCGGATACTACAACTACAAATGTTTACCTATCTATAGGAGGTCTTGGTGGTTATGATAGTTACTATGAGGATGGTATTGTTGATGAGGTCAGAATAAAAGGCGGTCTTTTAACAGCTACCTGGCTTTCTACTGAATACAACAACCAATCCAGTCCTTCAACTTTTTACACTGTAGGGGCGGAAGATAGTGGTGTTTTAGTAGTTACAGATTCCGTAACAGTAGAAAAGCAAGAACCTCCCTACGAGATAAACATAGGAGACGATACTACCGTAACCGACTCAGCTAGTATTGAATCCCCGACTACATACATTAATGTTAGTGATAGTACGACTGTTACGGATGGGGTTGTGGTGGAGAGTCCTCTTATAATAAGTGTATATGATGAATCTACTGTAACTGATGATAGGACAGTAGAAACAACTACGGAGATTGCGTATCGGGAGATAAATGTTGGGGACGACACTACAGTTACCGACGCCACTACTATCTTAAAGAACAGTGAAAACATTGACGTTAGCGATTCCACGACAGCCACGGACTCCGCCACAGTAGGAAAGAATAGTGAGAATATCTATGTAGACGATGGTTCTGCGGTTACTGATAGTGCAACGGTATTTTCTCCGTATCTTACCATAGACAAAAGTGATTCCACTACAGTAACGGATGCAGCAACCGTAGGTAAGAATAGTGAAAATATAGATGTAACAGACAGTACGACGGCTACCGATTCTACAACGGTCCTCATACCAACTCTGCACATCAATGTCGGGGACGATACAACGGTAACTGATTCAGCAACAATAGAGACAAATCCGAAGATGATTTATGTCTATGATGAGTCGATAGTTACTGACTCCGCTACCGTAGGGGCGGACATCTGTGCAATCTTTGTAGGTGATGATACAACGGCTACTGATGCAGTTACAGTAGGTAAGAATAGCGAGAACATAAACGTAGCGGATTCAACCACGGCAACTGACGACACGACGGTAGTGCAAACCAACCTGGTAATAGACGTTAGTGATTCAACCACAGTAACAGATTCCAACACAGTAGGTAAGGATAGCGAGAATATCAGTGTTTCTGATACTACTGCGGTAACTGATGATACAACGGTTCTGCAAACTCAGCTTATTATATCGGTATATGACGAAAGTGTAGTTACCGACGGACCAACCCTTGAGTGTTCGTCAATAGAGATACTTATATACGCATTTGATACCACGGAAGTAACAGATGCAGTAGAAATATTGAAAGATAACGAGAACATAGAGGTTTATGACGAATCCACCGTAACGGACGCCGTTACTGTTACTAGGGGATTAACAGCCTATGACGGAGAAGTACCAATTTCTTTGATGTCCGGGGTGTCGAGTAGCAATCAGACGCCAACTGGTTCTATACTAGACAGTAGCGGACCGGTTCTATTAGATGATGATAGACCGAGATTATAAGGAGAAAATATGCTTACATTAGAAATAAGGAATCCTAAAGACCTGGATACAACGTACGACCAAATAGAGATTAACCGTGCAACCTCCCAGGGTGGCTCTTATTCGATTATTAAGGCTGACCTGGACATAGATATCTCCACAGCCTCCGACCTATCCCAGGGATATACCGTTTACAGCGACACGGATGGGGACACCGACAAGTGGTACAAGTTCAGGTATAGAAATGGGTCTACCTACTCCCAGTATTCCAACGAATATCAGGGCGGTACGTGTGAAATGGATGCAAGATTCAGGATAGAGATGGCTGATAACAACTCAAACGACTATTTCTTTACCAATGCTACGGTTGCTAACTTTAGGAAGGACGCCATTTACTCCCTGTATCCGTATACCTGGAATGAAGCTATTGATGAAACTCTTACAACCCTAGCCGGTACGGTTAAATACTCATTTCCTTACGGGGTTACAAGAGTAAACGACATTGATTTTGTAGACTCAACTGATGGCAGTATCATTAACTCTCCCTCTAACTGGAAGCCCAGGGCAAAGCAAATAATCTTCACTCAGGTCCCGCCAGTGGGCTATATAATGAGGCTTTATGTCGATAAGATGTTCCTAAAGATTTCTGAGGTTCCCGAGGTCTTTGATGAGTATATTTTGGATTATATGAAGTATAAGGCTTACAAGGTGTTTGAGGCTGACCGGACCCAGTATTACAAATACAATACCCTTATTAAGGGGGACGGTAGCTCTGCACCGATGATTTCAAGAACACTTGTTGTATTAAAAGATAGTTTGGATTCAAGATTAAATAGTTTAAGGCGTGCCCGAAAACCATCGGACATTAGCCTTGCATAAAGGAGGTGATATAAATGCCGTATTCACAAATGGGATATACACCAAAAGCAGGTGGGTTATACAGAAAGCTCAGAGAACAGAGAAGTAAGTTAGAAGCTATACCGGAAGGAAAAGGAGCTATTGGAACTATGACTAGAAACTTAGTTGAGGAACCTATTGAGAGACCGGTTGCTCCGGGTGCCAAGAAAGTTGTCGCAGTTAAGACCGGAACTCAGATGCCTGAAGAGAGAGGTATTATGCCTCAAAGTATGGCGTCAGCAGGACAGGTCGCTGGACCGTCCGCTATGGGAATGATTAGTCCGGTAGCAGCAAGAACTTCTAGGATAGCTCCAAGAGCTACTTCTAATAAAGGTGGGGCAGCTACTCCTGCGGTAGGAACTGGCGGGGCGGTAGGTACACCGGCAGGTGTGTCTCTCAAACCAAAGACAGTTTCTAAGGGTGGGAAGGCGGTAGCAAGTGCACCGACAGTATTGGGGTCTCAAGCACCGATGCAGGGACAGGTTTCCGGTAGTTATACTGCTGGTCCTGGCTCTACTACAGTTAAGATTCCTAGTAAGACTAAGGCTCCGTCGGCAAGTAAACAGATAGCTTCCAACACCAACATCAAACAGCTTGTCAGTCAGTCGGGTGGAGTGCTAAGAAGTTTACAGAAAGCGGTGAGTAATCCAACAAAGGCTGTAGGTATATTAGCCAACAAAGCCGTAAAGACAGTCCAGAATGTAGCTTCAGGTAATCCAAAGGCTTATCAATCTTCTGTAACAAAACAGGCAGAAAAAGCCAAAGCTAAAGTTATCAAGATTTTGAGGAGCTTTTTTGGATGAAAGGATGTAAATGTCTTATCTTAGCTTAGAGACAGCACCTAAAGAACAAACTTCGGGGAGCAGCATCGCTGATGGTTCTGTTAAGATGCGGCATTTGTCCCCGGAGTTGTTTTTGGAAATACAGTTGATAAAACTGCATAATCACGAGGGGGTAACTTCTGTAAGGTTGGGTAAGAACGCCTCGCCTTATTCGATTGCAGGATACCAACCGACTGAACGGGTGGAGCACGGAGTTGCAGTTTGGACCGGTGTTGCAGCAGGTTCGGCTTCGGTTGCCCTAACTTTCGGGAAGGCTTTTAGGGATACGCCGGAAGTGTTTGTAACAGTACAGGGTAGGAGTTCGGTTGATTGTTATGTTACAACTAACACGCCCACCACTACAGGCGTTACAATTTATTGGGCGTTGAGTTCAGGTACGGAGACACAGGTCGACCTTACCTGGCTTGCGATAGGAAGATAATGGTAGACAGTAAATACGACATTAAAATAGGAGACTTTGGGTTCGTCGTAGGACGGCACCAAAAGCTATTGACTCACGTTTATACACGGGATGAGGCTCCTGCGTTTGTAAACAAGTTCTCATCCGGAGACCCTAACTATCGGGATGCTACATTCTTCTCAACGTGGGTAGACCTGGACTGGCTTAACGGGTTCAATCAGGAGTTCTTTGATGACCCCTCAAAATTCTTCTATTCTAATGGTGTAGATACCTCCAAGATGCAACAACTTACTCTTGAGAAAGCCTTTAGTTCTACAGGAACAGTAGGGGATGGGCAGCACGTTCAGACAGAAGCAGCGTGGAGAACACCTGCATCTTCGTACTTTGGAGACGGGGGGGATAGTGCATTAACAATATCAGCAGATACTACTCAAGCCCCATATGATTCTGCTTGCTCGGGAACACAGGGCACAACCTCTCTTACAGCAACACACGCTAGTTTTACTGCTGGACAGAAGATTTTAATACATCAGACACAAGGAACAAATGCAGGAAACTGGGAGAGAAATGAAATTTCGACCTATGCAACCGGTACTATCACAACCGTCAATGCCCTTGCTTATAGCTATAGTTCCAGTGGCTCTAACAAAGCTCAGGTGATAGTGATACCGGAATACACAAATGTAACAATAGATTCCGGAAAAATCTGGACTGCTAAGGCGTGGGACGGAACGGTAGGTGGAATACTTGTATTTCTTGCATCGGGAACATTGACTGTTACCGGAACGATAAGTGCAAATGGAAAGGGGTTTGCAGGGGGGGCTTGGGCAAATCAAAGCTACGGAGACCAGGGAGACTCACAGACCACAACCGGAACATACACATCCTCAGCAAATGGGGGCGGTGGTGGTGGTGGACGCAGAGAGACGGGCGGTGGTGCAGATGACGCTGCTGGTGGTGGAGGTGGTGGCTATGGAGCAGCCGGTAGTAACGGTACATATACTGGCTATGGTATCGGTGGCGGGACCTATGGAAATGCAAGTCTCACTTCCTGTACTTTGGGTTCAGGTGGAGGTAGTGGGGGCGGTTCTTATAGTGGTACTTATGCTGGTGGTAACGGTGGTGCCGGTGGAGGATGGGTCTTTGGAATGGCTAAGACAATCTCTATTACAGGAGGAATACAAGCTAATGGGGGAGCTGGTTCTGCTGGTGCAGATAGAGGAGGAGGGGGCGGAGGTTCAGGAGGTGCGGTTCTGTTAAAGGGACAGACAATAACTCTTGGTTCTTCTCTTGTAACTGCTTCGGCTGGTGCAGGTGCGTCAACTGGACACGGCGGGAATGGTGGTAATGGAGGAGCTGGTAGGATTCATATTGACTACTACACATCTTACTCGGGTAGTACAACTCCAACTTTAGATTATACACAAGATTCAACTCTAACCTCTACAGAGCTAGGTTCCAGTTATACGTTATACGTCGGAACATCGGGAGGGAAAATCTACTCGTGGGATGGAGCTTCTACTTATACAGAGGCTTTTGATGTAAATAGACTGGAATGGTACGAATCGGGAGTCGATAGTTATTATGTTATTGGAGATGCAGGAGGAACCGAACAGGCTGGTGCACAAGGATTTCAAGTAGATGAGACGATGTATATTGGAGGAATCGAGGTTTACATTAAAAAAGAAAACGGTACCCCCGGAGACATTACAGTACGTATTGAAACAGACAGCTCAAGCAAGCCTTCAGGAACACTTGCTAGTGCCAACTTAACAGCAACAATTCCAGCCTTTGCTACTACTTCTTACGGTTGGAAAACAGTTTCTTTTGCGACACCGGCACAGCTTACAGCAGATACGACTTATCACCTGGTTTTGAAAACTTCTGCTGCTGCAAACGATAACGATTATAACTGGGCGAACGATGCCTCGTCCCCTTCTTATTCCTCGGGTGCTGCCTCTTATTCAACAGATGGTGGTTCTACGTGGACAGCCGCCTCCGGTGTAGATATGTATTTTAGAATACTTGGAGAATCCACAGGAGTTACCTGCTCGACTATCTCCGATATAGCAGCATCAACCACAAAACTCTACTTTGGAACAGGAAACTCAGCAGTTACACACACTGGTGGAGCAAGGATTTACTCATTTGATGGTACAAATTGGGCTGTAACTAAGATGTTTACGGGAACAACAGACTCCTATGTTGGAGCTATGACTGCATTTGGTAGTGTTACCCCAGGAGTCTATATAGGTATGGGTCATAAGGCAAAGGTCTATTACACAGCAGATATGGCAACCTTTACGGTTTCTAAGAGTATTACAGAGCCTAGAAACCCCGGCTATGTCCTGGCGATGGTAGAGTACAACGGACAGTTAATGGTTGGTGGTGGATACCCGGAGCAACTTTACGGCAGTTCTACGATGTACTCGGGGTTCCTATATTACTACGACGAATATCAGTGGGGTATGGTGGGTTCTTTTGAGCACACGGTTGTAACCTCTTTGGAGTCTTTTGATACGATGCTTTTTGTCGGGACCATACACAAAAGACTTTATGTCTACAATACGGCTACTATAGACAAGCTCTTTGAGTTCCCGTGGGATGTTCAGATAATTAAGATGTGCAAATGGGACGATAAATTGACACTTGCTGTCGCTCCGACCCCAGGCTACTCAGCATCCGGATATGAGGGAGTCTATGTCTTTGACAGAAACGGCTTGCATCTTGCCTTTTCCGCAACAAGTCGCACCTGGTACTCGCTATTCGTATTTAACAACAACCTGATAGCTGGTGGAGATACCGGGTATGTTTATACCACCAACGCTACTAATTACCAGTCCTCGGGATGGTTGCAGACCTCTTATTTCGAGGCGTCTCTTCCCTCAATAGATAAATTACTTAGAGAGGTAACGCTTCAATACGAGACTCTTCCTTCCGGTTGTTCTATTGATGTTTACTACAAGTTTAAGGAATCGGACGACTGGACGAGTTTAGGCACAGCCGATACGGAGAGTTCTATAGAAGATACATCCATCTTTGGAGTGGATGTTTACAGTAAAAAGGTTTGTTTGAAAATAGTTCTCGAGACAAGCGATACAACTCATACTCCAACTTTGAAAAAGATTATAACTAAGTATCAGATTGCTCCTGATATTAAGTATATCTGGAAAATGACCCTAGTATGCCCGGACAATATGAAGTGGGGAGATGAGACAGTACCTATTGCTAAGATTGGGACGGGCTGCACAGCCGGAGACACCACACTTACACTTACTACAATAGAGGGATTCCCGGACCCCAATGGCTCTACAGCTTACGCTTCTGTAATCCTAGCGGATGGAACGGTTGATACCTTCTCTTACACGGAAATAGATACAGGAAACGTACAGTTGACAGGTATTCCCGCTACGGGAACCTACGCTTTGGCTACTCACGCTGCCGGGTTGTATGTCAAGGTGCTTGGCAGAGACATACATAGAGTGATACTGGATTTGAAAACAGCTAAGAAATTCTACACCTTAACTGATGTAGATAGTCTTACATATACAGTCTATTTCAGCTCATATCAGACGGATAATTGGGTCCTAGACTTGAGCACAGGTAGTAATTTAATAGAAAACGAAGTGCCAATTACACTTTTGGAGGCGTAGTATGAAAGATTATCTTTCAAAGCCTGAAGTAAATTTCTTCTTGTCTATACTGATACCACTTGTCGCATTAGGAGTCGCCTGGGGAGTAATGACCGCTAGACTTGATAACGTAGACAAAAGAGTAGATTCTTTAGAAGAAATCAATGCGTCCCAAACGAAAATCAATCAGGATATACAGGTACGCCTGGCTGAAATTCAAAAGGATGTACTGTACATCAGAAAAGAACTTGATAAACACGCATCAGAGTAGTAAAGTTAAGAAAGGAACTTTATGATTAAAGGTGTAGATATTTCATCCTGGCAGGGTCCAGTAAACTTTGCAATTTTACCGGCAGATATAGAGTTTGTAATTGCCCGGTCCTCTTACGGCACGGGTTATATTGACAAACAGTTTGCCCGAAACATCGTAGAGCTTAGAAAACTACCGAACAAAGCTCACGGCTTCTATCACTACGCCTACCCGACATACAACAAAGCTGAAGATGAGGCTGATTGGTTTCTACAAACAGTGGGAACCTTGCAACAGGGGGAATTTCTCTGTCTTGACTTTGAGGAAAGATATACAGACCCGGTCAGTTGGTGCCTAGCCTTTTTAAACCGTGTGTCGCACGTCCTGGGGGGCTACAAGCCACTTATTTACATAAACAAGTATCTAATGACCTCCTATGACTGGTCTCCTATCGTAGCTTTAGGATATGGTCTTTGGTTAGCCTACTGGGACTACAACCCGGATGCTCCTGCACCGGCTGGTCCGTGGAGTGTTACTGCTATCCGGCAGTATTCCAATCACGAGACTGTAACCGGCATAGCAGGAAACGTGGATGGTAACGTATTCTATGGCGACCTAACGCAGTTAAGGAAGTATGGTTATACTGACATTCCTACAGACGAATGGAAGGTCAAGTACGATGCCCTATTAGCAGAACATCAGATAGCTCTGGCTCATATCTCCAACCTTATCGACGCAATTAAAAAGATTGACGAAATAGCTGAAGATGCGTTAAAGTAAGGAGGTGATAATATGTTGTCAATAACAATGATTTTAACAGTCATAGCAGTAGTTGTGGTCCTTGTGATTCTTTTTAAACTACTTGGTTTAATAACTGCGGCACTTGGTATTTCCGAAAAGTGGGGACAGATTATATACTGGGTTTTGGTTTTGATTGCAGTTGTGTGGTTATTCGGTGTGCTTGGTATAATGCAACCGTTGATTAGATAGGGAGGTGATGCCAGTGTTATTAGTAGAAAGATTAGAAGGTCTTTTAAGTAGGAAGTTTCTGTATGCCATTATGGTGATTGTTATGTCTTATGTGCTAGTGTTGACTGGTAGAGTAGAACCTAAAGAATTTATGGACTTTGCAACAGTAATTGGTGGTATTTATGTAATCGGCAACGTCGGTACTCAGATTGTAAATGCTGTGGAGAACAGGGGGGAAGAACCATAATGTTTGAAATTATACCGAATACAAGACACGATATACCAGCTAAAGAGCCGGTACTAAAGCGTTTAGGGGACGTTCTATCAGGTACCCGTATTAAACCCTTTGGATTCTATGACTTTATTATTGTTCTAACTACGGCATTTTGGTATTTCTTTTTTACCGGACTGGCAATAGCCCGAGGTAAACAGATTCCCCCACGCTGGCTGGTACTGGGTAAGAAAATGGGGGGAGGTAAGGTACTTAAAAATATGCAGGAGAAGATAGTCAGGGAACCGACTACACCAACCAACTCAATACGGGTTGAGCCTATTATCAAACCCATCCCTGTAGCCGATGCTGCGGGAAACCCGCTTAAAAAATAAGTCCCGGCTTTATATCAACCTTTTCTACAAACTCATCGAGAGGAGCCGTTCTGGAAGTGTTCTTGCTCTTCTTGCTTTTACTTAGGTATCTCTCCCTGTTGCGGTAGTAGTACCTCAGATACCTTATGCGGGACAGGCTCTTACCTTGAGAAAGCCAGGTCCTCTCAAGTGCATCCAATTCATCTTTGGATAGGTTAGACGACCTATTTACTTGTAATTGCGATAAAGACGTCATCGTACGTTGCTGTTATCGTGGACACAGAAAAGTCCTCTGTCATAAGCAGAGACCAATTTCTGTCTCGAGGCAGCACACAAACAACCTCGTGATGATTTCTTAACCACGTTTTTATAAGCTCCCGGATTTCCCGGAACCTTTTACGTTCGCTTATTGTATCAATGACGAATAAAATGCTACCCTCCGGTACTGGACCGGGGTAGTCTGCGATAACAACATCTTTAAATATTCCTGCGTGCCGTTCCGCATTTACCTTTACTCTGACCTTAGAGGAAAAGGTAGGAACAACTACCCTAACATCATACCCATATTGTGAGAGTGCTATTGCAAGGGGTAGAGCTTTCTCCCCTAGAAAATCAAACGGACCCCAGGTCCGTATCTTGCCGGCATTTATTGGATTCATAGGGTCGAGTGCTACTTGCGGGTAACGGGTCAGGATGTAATCTATAATCGGGGCGACTCTAGCCTTACTGCTTTGCAGTTCGTCGTCGTTTAGGGTTGATATGCTTAATCCTTTTTTCATTCGTGGGAAACTCCCATCTTTCGTAAATTATACTTCCATTTTTAGTCTCGATAGACTCCTCAATTTTTCTGATGTGCTTAAACCTTGTTGACGTTTTAGATTGGACCAGTTTACCTGTAAAGCACAGTCCCCAACCAGGAATCACCGCCATTTCTTTTATTGCTATCACATCCACGGGGGAATGACTACCGGCTGTTCTCACTACAAGGGCATACCCCTCCCCCTCAAGCTCTTGTTTAATCTTACGTTCCCGGTTATACCCCCGTTGGTACGCTAGGTTGGGCATCTTCTTTCTTCTCCTCTACAGGTTTAGGATGAGTGTAAATCTTGTTATCCTTAAACAGCGTCGCCCAGTCTACATCATACTTCTCCTCGTCAATGGCGAGTTTGGCAACTATGTTCTTTTGGATATTACCAATTTCCTGATTAAAACCTGCTACAGAATACTTAAAGATTTTCTGCACCAACCACTGACCCTGTGCCAGCCTTGAAATCTCGTAAACGTCCTCTTGGCTCACGCTGTATTGTTTTGTATCTGTCTTTTTTCCTAACATTAGTTAATTCTCGTAGCCAAATAATGACCGTCGGCTAAGAGTCTTTCTACATCATCGGCAACTATTTTAGGAACCGTTATTGTAGTTCCTTCCCAGGAGTCCTTATTTATTCCTACCTGCAACTTTCTACCATCAATAGACTTAAATATCACACTGGTAGTTTTTGCAGTAGGTTTAACGTCAAGAGATGCTCCTGCGTTTGCCTTAACTTTCTCCCTTTCTGCCGCAAGAGTTTCGGGTGTTACCACAACAGGCTCAACTGGAGCGACTGAATCCTTAGCCTTCTCCTTTTCCCAACGACGCTCTTGTAACGGCTTGTACTTCGGTTCTTCTTTTTCCATATACACCTCCTTACAAATTTAATCTAAATGCTCTGACGCTTTAATCATTTTATCAGGTTCTTCCATACCCCTTTCTTTCCTCATCCTGGCGGCATCTGCTGCATTATAAGGAACACCGGCAAAGTCATTTATGGACCAGTGAGTTTTCTTAAAGGTTTCATCCCTGCGTCCTTCCTTTTCTAGTGTTTCATACATCTCTGAGTCCACTGTAGCAGGGTCAATAGGGGTCATTTTATTTTCTATATAACTGGGAACTTTTCGTACCGGCTCGTCCTTTGGGTAATAAGCCTGTCTAGGAATCTGAGTAAAATCCGTTAAATCTATTGGCACGCCCCTATCTTATAACAGGATAAATAGGATTGTCAATAGCGTTGCTTAAAACACCACCATCCTTTTTTAACTCTCTGCCAAAACGTAAGTTTCTTTTCTATCTGTATTTTCTTACCTACTAGCATTTTCTCTCACATCCTTTCCAATTTCTTCCGAAGTTGGGGGGCTGCCGTTAAATAAAGCCAACACCTCATCGGAGTTATTAAACCTGGGTGCTTCTCCCCTTTGGACCCTTGTTACCCGTTCCTCCTCAGCTAGTCTTTTGCATCCTTCCTGGATTCTTCTGACTATTTCCGAGGTACTCTGATTGGGCATATATGTATTTTATAACACTTCTGTCGAGTTGCAATAACTCACCTGAAAATCTATTCTGAATAAAGTGGTTTTGAAAACTGAATAGAGGAGGCAAGAAATGGACGCAAAGACTGAGACCAAACTGAGGGCAGACCTCAAGCGGTTCAAGGGTCTCGTAACGCAGTACGAGAACAACGAGGTCCTCGCCGATTCAATCGTAGCGACGGTGCGAAACGCTGTAGCGGTGTTTCCTACCATTCCGACCCCGCAACTGTACGTTCCTGATGGTTCGCACTATCCTGAAACGGCTGTGCTGGTCATCTCAGATGTGCACGTGGGGAAGAAAACCCCGTCGTACAACCCTGGCGTGTTCGTCAAGCGGCTCCATAGGCTGCAAGACAACACAATGTCCATCATCACAGGACTTCGCACTATCCGCCCAATCAAGAAGATTGTGGTGGTGTTCTGCGGAGATGTGGTGGATGCGGAATCGGTCTATCCCTCGCAAGCGGTAGAGCATATCAGCCATACCGTGTTGGACCAAATCTTCACACTGGCACTTCCCGCCTTTACGGAGTTCTTCACGTTCCTACTGGCAAACTTCGAGGAGGTGGAGGTTCAAGCGGTGAGGGGAAATCACGGGAGACAGAACGCTGCAAAGTGGACTTCTTCCAAGTCAACCAACTGGGATTTTGTTCTCTACAAGGCATTGGAGGTTGCCACAAGGGGACAAAACCGTCTGGTGTGGAACATTCACGATAAGGACTGGAAAGCCCTTTTCAGGGTCGAGGGTCAGGGGTTCCTGGCAACACACGGGGATATGATTCTTCGGTATTACTCGCTCCCGCACTACGGGATGACACGGCAAGCGGAGAGATGGCAAAACGCCTACCGGGACAAGATTCGGTTGACCAACTTCATCTACGGGCACTTCCATTCGGCAATAGCCGGGATGCGGTTCAACCAGCTCAGCATCTTCGTCAACGGCTCGTTTGTTACCGACGATGAGTATGCTGAGGAGCATATCGGAGTCGCCTCTGTTCCGGAGCAACTTCTTCTAGGAGTACACCCCAAAAAGGGTATCTCTTGGAGATACGTTCTGAGTCTCTAAACCACTAGCCATAGGTCTGCCGGCAATCGTGCTGGTACACTTATGGCTTTTCTTTCAGGGTGATATCTTTTTGAATCGTGTAACCTTATACATAGCGTACAAATCCTCGTCCTCTCCCCGGTCATAGCGTGCCACCATTGTTGAGTCCTCATCCGGCTCTTCCCAAAGAGGTAGGACCGCCGTGCAGTCTGTAAATCCACAAACAAAGTAGGTTTTTCTGCCGTAGCGTTCCATAAGATGTTCTGCTGTAGAGTGTTTTCTAAGAGGTACTTTTGTATGTATCCATCTGTCCAGTGTATTGTTTCTATGCTTAACCTCAATCTGATGGTCTAGCTCGTCATCCAAATAAACGTAATAGTCAAAATCCGCAAACTTGGGAGCCTCCACAAACTTTATATGAGGAAACCAATCCCCTTCGAGGGTACGGGGTATCCACTGCCGATATACCTCCAAAATGTGCTCGGTGTCCTCTATGGACAGTTGATACTGTTGTTCTGCGTTCATTTGCTAAACCAAATAACCATCCAAATTATTAGAGCAGCCCACGCTGTACCTAGCAAAAACCACGCCAACTTGCTCGGTGCTTTCACTCCGCTATATTCCCAACCTGATACCTCCTTATCCCCACCAAACTCTATAACCTGTATCCTTTCATTTACTGAATCCCAATATTCCACTTTAGCGTAGGGTTTCGGTCTATCAATTTTATACTTCTTAGCAACCTTTATTAAAGTATCAATTTTTTCTGATTGTTCCATTTTCCTCCTTATCTAATTTGGTTAGGGCTATTTCAAAATCTTTCAACGCTACTTTGTCGTCTTTGTACCACTCCCTTAATTTGTTTATCACAACCACCTTCTCATCTTCCACCAGCTTTGTGAGGGCTTGGACTACTTGGTATTGAGTAATACCGCCAGAACCTTCTAAATAAGGACTCTTGGCGTACTCATTTAATAAACTCTCAATCTTTTCCTCAATCCTTTTATCCATTATGGTTTCCTTTCATTTAATCCTTTACACGCCCAAAGCCATACAAGAGGCAAAATTACAAACACAAAAATCACTATCATTAAACTTTCCTGTTCTGTTGGTTGATACATTGTGGGCATATCCCTTATTACTAGGCGGGTAGTAGCCCGTCCGGTAAGAGGGGACATACCTACAAATCAAGTTCAGGATGGGAGACGGACCTGCCCAAAAGAGTTGAGTCGATTGTTATTTCCGTCCCCCATTCTGCTCTCAATAATGTCCCTAACCCAACCTCCGACAGTGCGGGAGGCTGGATAGAAATACTATTTCTTCTTACTGACTTTCCCCAAAGTGGGATTTAGGTCCGGCAGGTCTAATGGAATATCAGACACATCATCTCCGGATTTAGGCATACAAGCCTTTAATTCCTCTTCTGTTAAGTGTTTGACGGTCTTACCTTTAGTTAGACTCATAACCTCGGCGATGTTACTGAAAACCTTACCATCAGCCGTGCTCTTATCCTTAACCACAATCATAAACGTCCCGCCAACTAAGGTATTTAGGTCCAATTCTTCTTTATCGTCTAACTTTATATCCATTACCGCACAAGCAAGGTCGTAAAGTTTAGAAGATTGACCACCACTAAAGCCGGCATTGTAAGATGTGGAGACAAAATGCGTGAGAGCTTTCCCACGGTATTCCCCCTCATTGAGTATTCCTAAAGTAATGTAATACTTATCTTTAGGCTCAAACTTGCCCGGTTTCTGCTCCTCTTTGGGCTTAAAATTGATATCCACAATCTCTACATCATACACGCCTTGTGGAACCGGCGTAAACCCAGTACCCTCGTTTTTAACAACGGACTGTGTTGCACTTATAGGCATATTTCGTCCTTTCTTAAACTTAATTTAGTACAGCGTTCATCGCTTCTGTTAAATCTTTAGCAAATAAAACCCCGTCCTCTTCCGCTTTCTTTTTAATCTCGTACTCCAACTCGTCGAAGATATAATCCCACTGCGACTCACTAAAATCCTTTAGGTGATGGACTCCCAGTAGATTTTCGTAATAGGTCTTTGTATTCTCCCCATCTAGCCCTGCCGTCTTGCACATTACAAAGAACCTCTTGCCGTTCTTTAACCAGTGTTTATTAGCCACCACGCTTGTAGATTTATTTAACGGCATTACTTTTCGTAAGCTCTCATCTTCCCACCGGCAAAGTATAATTGCTTACCCCTTATCTTTTCTACGTCCTCCTTAGAGAAACGATAACTAACCCGTAACGCATTGGGACGGTTAACCAGTATTGCCTTTATAACTCCCTGTTCCATCAGATGATAAACAGTCATCTTGGAAACGCCCAAATACCGCATAACCTGAGATGCCAGTAGCCAATCCGGAGCGTCCTCAAAAGATACTATCTGTGTCGGTCTGTGTTTCTTCTTCATTATGATACATAGTATCCTATATAGCCTGTTTTGTCAAATCTTACCTAACTTCCTAAAGTGGTCCATTCTAGCCCAAATGGGCATACCGCCACCGTCGGCAAGGATACGCCAATACGAAGAACTCGGGATTTTGAGCTGTTTCTGTATCTGCGTACTGTTCAAGCCCTCTGAATAGAGAAAGACGATGGCGTCCAGCTTTTTTCTAGTCCCTTTCCACTGTTTTCTCATCTATTCCCTCCAACAAAGCTCCGGCGTCCCTATCCAACATACTCCCGTTAGCGAGAGTCTTGGCAATCCCTATAAGGTCGCCTATCATAGCCTGTCGCTCATAAGCACGCTTGCTTGCCAGTTTCTTTACAAGGTAGTCTTTGTAGCCGTCCATATTAGACAGCACGAGGTCAGCCTGTGCCTCCCTCATTTCCCTGCTACCCAAACCGGATACTGCGTTGGAGAGCATTACATCAGCTTTCATAGCCTTAAACTTTTCCTCCGCCTCATAGTAAATCCCATCAGCCTCTAACTTGTGATTATAGGCGTCAATACGGGCTTTACCCAGTCCTATTAAGATGTCCTTCGGTTCATATTTCATTATTTTTTACCTCCTCCAATTTTACCTTTAATTTCTCGTTCACTAACTCTAACACTTTTGTAACCTTTTCAGGTTCTACCCCAATCTCGTCCATCGCCTCACGAAACGAGAAAATCAATGCGGTAATGGCTTCAAGTTCTAGCATTGTCATTTAGTCCTTTCCGATGATAAGAAGCATTATCATCAAACCTATAAAACCCCCTGCTAAAATATAGTCAATCACGCTAACCTCCTCATAAGTAATTCCCCATAAGGAGTCTGTTCTTTATCTCTGTTGAGTAACTGAATTGTATTTTGTAGCTCCTCAATAGTACGTTCCTGCTGTGAAACTATACTTAACAAAACACAATCCCAACAAAACAGAAACCCACTTAATACGGCAAACACCATCACAAACCATTTACTCATTTTTCCTCCGTTTCTCTTTTGAACTTATTTACAGTATCAACAAAATCCTTCATATATTGCCCCTCTAAGTTTGCTATAGCCCAATGTATGAGGTTATTTAACAACAATGCCCGTTCTATCGCTCTCAAATCCTTTACAACCCATTTAGCTAATTTTTCCGTCATTATTATCGCCCCCTTTCTGATAACCCCTCGGGTCGCCATTTTCCCTCATAGCGTCTCTTATCTCCTCTGCTTTACCCGCTAAATACTCGGAATTAGGGTGTCCGCCCTCATCTTCCGGCTCTACATCATCTCGGTCATCAGGGTAGTAATCATAATCCGGCAGTACCCCAATTTCCTGCAAGAAATAACAAAAACTACACCCTTGCCCTTGCGGTGTTCGGCAATCGTGGTCAGTATCTTTGGCAAACTCTTCAAACTCTTCGTCAAGGTCAAACACATACCCGCCGGTTTCCAGTTTAGTAATACTAAACGGTTGCTCGCCGGTCTTGCCGTTGTATTCTTCCCACAAGCTGTCTAAATACCCAGTGTAGGTCTTTAACTCATACTCTGTTACATTAAGCATTTTGGTCATAAACCCCTTTCTGCTAACCGTAATTTATATGGTGAGGGCTTGCCGATTAGCGAACACAAACCCCCACCCGCCAACCTATTCCCTAGTAAACTTGCTAAAATATTCCTCGTCCCCATCCTGTGCGTGCTGGTCGCACTCATCACAAAGCCATTCCCCCTCCGGATACTGTACGCCCATATCAACCCGCTCTTCGTAGCTATCAAGAGATGGTATTCTGTTAGCAAACCGCCCCGACCCACCTTTAACACTCCGTCCACACTCGTAACAAATCTCTGTATCAATCCAGTTCATATCCACATCACACTCCAGACAAACCGGTGTTCCTCTATTCTCAACATCTTTCATAGTCCATTCAGTTGTATATTTACATTCTTTACAGAACCACACTTGCTTTCACCTCCTTACACTTGCAATTTTTTACATTACAACGCAAGTCCTACCAACTACTCTCATAATAGAAATCACCGCCAGCTTTTAATGCCTCTTCTAGGATTTTCTTGGTCTCTACTAGCTCCCCGTAATACCACTGGTCGTAATCTGTAGAACCAAAGAAAAACCCCTCCGTTACCGGTAGTAATTTCTTCGCCACGGCTGGATTTTTAATAGTCTTTCCCTTTTCGAGGCAAGGTTTCCAGCCCTCTGCTGTGCCTTTGTAGCCATTAACCACATCGCCGTCAATCAACTCTGATGCGTCAAGTACCGTATTAACCACACTCAAAAGCTCTTTCAAATCTTCCTCACTTACGCTGTACTCTTTACAATCATCTTCCCCATCTTGAACATTCTCAACAAACCAATTATGAATTGCGTTAGCTTTTCTCCAATAACCAAACTCCTCAACAACCTCGCTTACCTTTGCCGGAGCAATATCCTCTCTGACCTCACCGCCCTTTTTAACCAACACACTATGTAGTTCTTCCGGTTTCATATGTTCCCAATTTTTAACATAGGTTTTTCTATGCAAATACATATCAAGTCCCATTGTAATCACCTCCTTTAATTTAATTTATAACCTCACTTGTCTGTATATAACGTGCTGTTATCTTCGTAGTTTAGTGAGCCGTCATCTTCGTGATATAGGTTATCGGGGTTGGCTCTTGTTAAACTGATTTGTATATCCGTAGCTCCGTCAAAATCTACCCGTGAGCCGTCTAGCTGTTCGTAGAACTCCAATGCCCTTTCTATATCGTCAAACAACTCTTCGTTTTCCCATTCTTCGTGTTCGTTTATTCTGTAGTCTATTCTTACTACTGCTTTCACTACCATCACCACCTTTCAATTTAATTTAGTCATTTAATGCCATCCGTTACCCGCTTGAATAACGGACAGCACCAAACGGCTAGTAAGTCATAAGACCTTTTGCCCTCTGATATCTTACGGCGTTCCGGACTCTTGTTTCGCCCCAACAAGCGATAGTTACATCCCGTCCACATTCCCGCAACATAGCAATTATGGCTCTTCGGTTCATTTAACCCCCTTTCAATTTTCAACTTTTATCGGCATTACAATACCGACAATTACATCACCGGACTTGTAAACAACCGGCTTTGTATCACTATCAACCGGACTAACTAACGGGGTATAATTCTCGAATATCCCTGCATACCTAGCGTCAAGATAGACTTTCAGCTCCCAACCCTCCTCCGGCTTTGCTACAATCTCGACTTTAGCTAGGGCATAATCCAAGACAATTCTGTTAGTTAACTTGCCCTCTATAAGCTGTTCCGGTATTAACTGCTCAATCTTGCCGGACTCAATACAGCTTGTTTCTCCAGCGTCTTTTTTTTCTAGGTATGCAGAATAAAACGGCTTACACATTGACCCTGCAAACTCTTTTCTAATGGCAATAAAACCGTTAGAAATATAATCCCCGCACTCGATAACCCTATCAAACTGACCCCTCGCCGGCTTAAAATATTTACTAATAATTCCGCTCATTATTTACTCACCACCTTTCAAACTATTAATTTTATACTCGCTCAATCTCTTACCGCTCCCGTATATATCCCGCTCAATACCCAAACCCCATTGACCTTTGTATCCCTCCAGCTCGTCTAAACTAAAATAACCCCACTCGTCGTTGTAATCTCCGAATAGTGAAACATATCCGAAAAATGTCCGGTCTTGTGGTATATACTCCGTAGCATACCAAGTACCAGCACCGGCGGGGTTGAAAAACTTCGCTATTACTAGCGGGTCTTTTGTACCCTCTTGTGAGCCGGTCTTTTCAAACTGCTGTAAAATCTCTTTAGTTAATAATTTCATTTTTTATCATCTCCCCTCAATTCGTCTATAATTTCAAAGACTAACCACGTTAATATTAAAATCTCAATACATATCTGTAATGCCATTATTTTCCCATTTCCGCTAAATCCGGCACTCTACAATGACCGGTGAGCTTTTAAAATAACCCTAGTTGATAACTATCCCGTCTTAATAATGCCGGTATCTGCTCAATGCCGGCACTATAAAACGGCTAGTCTGACATTCCAGCCGGTAGCGGTATTTCTCCGCTTTCAACTTCTCTTAACTTTAATCCCTCGACAATCTGCTCGAATGGGCTGGTAATCCCTCCGGACATTTCCGCCGGAACCTCAATCTCAAAGTCAACCGGTTTAGTCTGGTCTAGGTTAAACACCCTCGCAAACCCTAACGGGGCAGAATGAGTCTTGACCTTGCCGGTATCGTCTAAGTCGTCAACCTTGCCAAAACCTTTGAAGATACTTACCCCGTGAGAACCTTTGACAACCTGCAATCCGGCAGACCTTGCTTGTAAGTAGGTCAACCAAGCGTCAGACGTATAATTGTTATTAATTTTAGCTATGGTAAGTTCAACTTGATTTCTACCCTCATAAGGTTTTTTAGTTGTGTAATTGTATTGTAGTATCGTAAGTCATCACCCCATTTCACAAGATGCAACCCCTTGCGTCTTATATAGAATATTGTAGCACTTTCCCTATAAATGTCAATAGGTTTCTACCATTCGTACTGAAAATATTTCCCCATAGTTTTTACTCCGGACAGATGTATTATCCGGATAATGTAGTATATTAATTACCGCACAATTCCCGCACTATCTGTATGATTATGTAATAGGCGATATCCATTAAAAAGGTATGCTACTTTTCTCTCCCCTTGCTTGCTATAATATACATATCAATATAATATAACGACATCTGTTATCTATTATAATACCGCCATAGGGTAGGGGTAGCTCAAGTGAAGAGGGGAGGGGGGTGGTGTGTAGTAATAGCCCTCACACCTTTGGTGAATAATTACCGCATAATTAACGCACCTATACTTGTTGTATTAAATTGATAGATAAAAGAAAAAAAAAGAAAAAGCGATGTACTATCCCCCCGACCCGATTACGTTGGATTTGGCACTTACGGAATTGAAATAAACCGCACTATTATCCGATTGTGTATTAATTCAAATCCATTTGCTACCATATACGGGTAGGTACGTCAGAAATATTATCTTTTAAAGGTACAAAAAAGGAGCACCTGTTACTGGCACTCCACTTGACTTTCTGCTAGGAATCTGCTATGAATATAACTTAGATAAGTCATAACCCCATCCTACCAGAGAAAAGGTAGGATGCAAGCAACCCCTGTAATAATATACGGGGGTTCTTGTTTTTATTTCTAGTTAGAAAATAATTTACGGCGATTTTTTAGAAATTTGTGCTATTATGCGTTTATGAAATGGAAGGACCTACCGGAACCTGAGAGAGAGGACATTCTTGCTTATGCAAACGAGAATGGTTGTACGGAGGCTGCCAAAAAATATCATAAAGCCGCAGGTTACTCAAACACAGACACTTTTTATAAGTATTTAGTTCAGGAAATGGCTCAGAGACGACGCCTTTTACCTCCTCCGGATGGACTCACTAAGGAAGATAAGGACCTTTTACAGGATTTTGCTGAAGGGAAGGTCGGATATGACCGGATTCAAAAGGAGTTGGCTACCCGGGTATTCAAAAAAATCCTTCTTAATCCGGAATCTGTGAGCGTTAGGGACTGGTTACAATCAGAACTTGTCAAACTCAAGCAGGATGAGACCACAAAACAAAAAGACGCATTAGAAAGATTTGTAAACTCGCTTTTTGGGGGTTTTATTCCCTCCATACAATGCCCCCATTGTGGTAAATCTACGATAATTGGGGTCAAAGAACTAGGAGAAGTCCTTGAGCAAAGCCGATTACAAGAAGATTAAAGACGCCCTACAGCTTTTTAGGGATATTCAACCCGATAATCCCGACGCTATTGCTGTTTTTGCTAAAAATTTCTTAGGAATTGACGTTCCCCGCCATCCGGGTCAGCATAAGTGGGTAGTAAACTCAAACCGGGTCATAAATATCTTAAAACCTGCAAACCAATGGGGAAAAACGCTTATTGAGTCGGTAAAACACCTCTATCACGGGATGGTGAGACCCAAAATTTACGGGCGGGTACGGGATGCAAAAACCTGGTGTCAGGTCCGCTATGAAACCCTCAATTTTGGTAAAACTTACGAAATCTCAAGGGGAGTTTTGGAGACTTCAGAGGATATTGCCGAGTCCTCGTTCCTTTTGAC